GGAGTGCCAGATTCAGGCTGGGTGCATGTCTCTTACGTCGCCGAGGACAACAAGAAAGAGGTGCTGACAGCGACACGGAAAGATGGTAAAACCGTGTATCTACCGGGGTTAGTCGCTTAGAGGTAATGCCATGCCGTTTATCAAACTGGACTTCAAGCCGGGGGTTAACCGAGACCAGACCAACTACCGAAATGAGGGTGGCTGGTGGGCTTGCGACAAGATTCGGTTCCTGTCCGGTCAACCTCAAAAGATAGGTGGCTGGCTACAGATTTTTAACAATACCTTCCTTGGTATCTGCCGTCAGATGTTTGGTTGGATCACGACCAACTCGGACAACTTCCTTGCCCTTGGCACCACAAAAAAGGTCTACATCGAGTCAGGCACGACCTTTTACGACATCACTCCCTTGCGAGCTACCACAACTGCGGGGGACGTAACCTTTGCCGCCACCGATGGCTCTTCTGTTATCACAGTATCAGACACGTCTTTTGGGTCATCTGCTGGCGACTTCGTAACTTTTAGTGACGCGCTAACGCTTTCTGGTGGGATAACTACGGGGACCATTGCTGGAACCTCTACAGGAAGTGCGACCTTTACCACCGTATCTCAAGATTCAACTTCGGGGGATGGGTACGGGGCCGAGTTTACGATCACTGCTGATGGTGCGGGTGGATATACATTGGATGCCATTACAACGGCGGGTAACGCTTACGCCGTTAGTGATACTTTGGTTATTCTTGGAACAGACTTAGGGGGTGCTACCCCAGCCAATGACGCGACAATTACCGTAACAGCCGTAACTTCTGGGAATATCACTGCGGCAGTTCTTAATCAAAACTACGAGATCGCCACGGTTATTAACGCCAACTCGTACACCATCATTGCCAAAGATCCAACCACGGGCCTGCCCGTCACAGCCAACGCATCCGACTCAGGTAATGGTGGTGCTTTGGTAGTGGGAGAGTATGAGATACCGGTTGGCAACGAGATAAATTTTATTGGCTACGGCTGGGGCGCAGGTGCTTGGAGCCGAGGCAGTTGGGGTTCGGGGTCGCCGACTCCGGTGGTGATTACGCAGCGGGACTGGTGGTTCGACAACTTTGACAACGACTTGGTGATGAATATCCGCAACGGGCCTATTTATTACTGGGTCTATAACGCCATCCCGTCATCCAACCGTGCGGTGCTGCTCTCGTCAATAATGGGTGCCACGGACGTGCCCGACAGTGCGATGCAGACTTTAATATCGCAGAACGACAAGCACTTACTGGCGTTTGGTTGCCAGCCTTATAATGCGTCCCCCGGCGTGTTTGACCCGCTACTTATTCGATGGGCCAGTCAAGACGATCCGCTCATGTGGGAGCCACTGCCTACTAACTCTGCTGGGTTTATCAGGGTTTCACGAGGTTCTAAGATTGTCCGGGCAATCGCCAGCCGGCAAGAGATCGTGGTATTTACTGACAGCACGGTGTATTCCTTGCAGTTCTTGGGCACCAGCGACGTGTTTAGCCTTCAGGAGTTGGGTGATAACACCTCGATTATCGGGCCACGTGCGGTTACTACGATTAATAACGTGGTCTACTGGATGGGGCAGGACAAGTTCTATATGTACGGCGGTCGGGTTGAGACGCTGCCTTGCACCCTGCGTAACCACGTGTTTCAGAATATTAACTTTAACCAAGCCGACCAGATTGTCTGTAGCACAAACGAGGCATATACCGAGGTCTGGTGGTTCTACCCGAGCGCTAATTCCAATACCAACGACCGCTACGTCGTATATAACTACCTAGAGAGAATTTGGTATTACGGCAATATGGCTCGTACGGCTTGGATAGATAATCCGTTGCGTGAGTACCCGCAGGCGGTTGGGTATGAGCAGTTGCTGTTTAACCAAGAGATTGGCAACGACGCCAACGGTGCTCCGCTTGAGGCCTATATTGAGTCGTCAGACTTTGACCTTGTCGACGGCGAGCACTTTATGCTGACCCGCAGGATGATCCCGGACATTAGCTTTGATGCGTCGCAGTCTTCCACCCCCGAGGTGACTCTTGCTATTAGGCCACGTAACTTCCCCGGATCAACCCAACAGGCGGATTCGTTCGACTCTCAGAGGGTGATTAGGTCGTCTGTGGGTACTTATACCAACGAGATTTTTGTGCGTGCCCGAGCCAGACAGATGGCGCTTAAGATCAGCTCGGATGGGCTGGGAGTGCAGTGGCAGTTGGGCAGTCCTCGCCTTGACGCCAGACCGGATGGCAAGCAGTGATTACTAAGAACTTCGTCGCCCCAGCACTCCCGGTACCCCCGAGAGAATATGACTCGATGGCGGCTGTTGACCAGATTCGGGTGCTTCGGCTGTACTTTAACCTGCTGGACAATTACTTCTCTAATACCATTCTTGATGCCCTAAACGGCGGGGTGGGTGGTAACGGCATCACTTTCCCCCATATTGCAGCCTCAGACTCAACCGACCAAAGAACGACCAACAATACCGCCACGGTGGTCAACTGGAACACGCTGGACTCAGGCTATCTTTGGACGCTTAACTCCCCCGGATCGGCAACGTCTGACGTGGCTGGGGTGTATACGATCAGATACAGCCTTCAGTTTGCCAATACCGACAACGCCCAGCACACGGCAACGGTTTGGCTTAAGAAAAATAATGCAGATGTTGCTAACTCAGCGACCTCATTTTCCGTCCCAGCAAGGAAAAGTGCCTCCATTCCGGGGTTTGTCTGCGGCTATTCCGAGGCTACCTTTACTGTAGCTGTGGGGGACGAGATCGAACTATATTGGGCGGTTGATAAGGCTGACGTGGTTTCCCCCTCTGCCGATGGTATTTATATGTTCCACGACGCCGCCCAAGCTTCTCCCTTTGCTAGACCCGCCATCCCTTCGGCGATTGGCTCAATTACTTACGTGTCGGCTATTCCGCCGGCTTAGTTTATTGCTTAGATGCTTGACAAGGCTTAAAATACATGAACTTCTGGACTAGGAGAAAATTATGGGTACCGGTGTAGGCGAGGCAATGTTGATTGGCGCTGTGACAGGCGCTGGCACATCTGCTGTTACGGGTGGAGATCCACTTAAGGGTGCTCTGTTTGGGGCTTTAGGAGGTGGTGCTTTTGGTGGAGCTGCTGGTGCCGCTGGCGGTGCTTCATCTGGTGCTGCGGCTGGAACTACGGCTGGTACGGCAGCGGGAACTACGGCGGGAGGGGCTGAATTAGCAAATATTATTGCTACGGACCCCGGACTTGCTACTCAAACTTTAGGTACTCAGGGACTGGAGTCACTAACCTATACCCCTTCAGATATTTTAAATCCTGCACTTGATGGGACTGCTGGTGTACCCGGAGGACAAGGCGTATCGGCAGGACTTCCGGCTCAAAGTGATTTCCAACGTGCGGTTTCTGATCTTACTGGGATGGACATTAGGCCTTCTGTCTCAAATGTTTCAGGTTCAGCCGATGACGCAAGGCAAGCGCAAAAGTATTTCCCGAATATTTCTAAGCTTTACGCCAAGTATCCCGTTGCTGGACCGGCAGGTGCAGGTGCATTTACCAGCGCTATGTTTAATAAGCCCCCCGGACCAGACGAAGAAGAAGAATACAGAGGACCGCTTAGCGACTTTAGATACAGCCGCAGTAGCTACACTCCATTCAGAGCCGCTTCAGGCGGGTTGATGGACACTGCCGTTGCCCGTCGTATGGCTGGCGGTGGTTTGGGTTCTTACTCTGATGGTGGTCAAACTTTGCAAGGTCCCGGCGACGGGATGTCAGACAGTATCCCTGCCACTATTGGTGGTAGACAACCTGCTCGATTGGCTGATGGTGAGTTTGTTGTGCCGGCAGATGTGGTCTCTGGGATTGGCAACGGATCGACGGATGCAGGTGCAAGGCAGCTTTACTCTATGATGGACAAAGTTCGGGAGGCTAGGACTGGGCGAACCAGACAAGCACCTGAGATTAATCCTCGTAGAATGATGCCCGCATGAATTTAAAAATCCAAACGGTTGATACTAATTATGTCAGCCAAGTTTGGCCTTTAGTGGAGCCTTATTTAACAGATGCATTAGTCAAAGATAACGATGCGCCTGAGTGGAGTGAGTGCTACAACATCCATCACGTGCAGGCATTTTTGACAGCAGGGCAGTGGTTATTACTAGTTGCGACAGACGAAGAAACTAAAGTACACGGTGCCGCAACGGTTTCGTTTATGAATTACCCGATGGCTAGGGTGGCGTTTATTACCTTGATCGGCGGTCGGTTAGTCTCAAACAAAGAAACATTTGAGCAGTTAAAAGGGATTCTAAAGCAGCGCGGGGCGACAAAAGTCCAAGGATACGGTAGAGAATCTATCGTGCGGTTATGGAAAAGATACGGCTTTGAGCCACGAACTACTTTAGTGGAAGTAAAACTATGAGATACGACCATTTTTCAATGCTGCCTGAGAAGGCGTTCCAACCCCGCAATGGGCGCCGAGGCATGACGCTTGAAGGTGGTGGCGGTGGCGGTCCATCAACTACTACCACTTACACATCAAATGTTCCTGAGTGGCTACGCCCTCAGACTGAGGCACTTCTCGGTGCCGCTACACAAGAGTATTTCAATGTCGACCCCAGCGGGCAGATTCGCAGCATCAAAGGCTACAGACCTTTTAGTGAGAACAAAGAAGCTTACTTCGCCCCGTTTACTCCTCAGCAACAACAAGTCTTTAGTGAAGTTGGTCAGATGACCACTTCACCGCTTTATGGCTCGGGTGCTGGTCTAGCCGGTCAGGCTGGTGTGAGCGCATTGGGCTATGGACAACAAGCCGCCGGTATGGGTGGTACGTATGAGCGTATGGCAACTAGCCCGATGTCAATGCAGGCCTACATGTCTCCGTACATGCAACAGGTTGTGGAGCGTCAAAAGTTAGCGGCGATTGAGGATGCTCAAAGAGCCAACCTAGGACAAAATCTTGCTGCGGCGCGTCAAGGCACTTATGGCGGTGCTCGTCAGGCTTTGATGGAAGCTCAACGTGAGGCTGCACTTGAGAAACAACTCGGCGATATTCAAGCTGCGGGGCTTCAGTCTGCGTTCGAGAGAGCACAACAAGCTCAACAATTCGGTGCTGGTTTAGGACTCCAAGGTCTCGGCACCGGAATTCAGGGTCTTGGCACGGCTGGTCAGATGGGCGCTCAACTTGCAGATATTGCCACTGCACGACAGGCTGCGGACATTCAGCGTCTTGGGGTCCAGCGTGAAATTGGTGCAGAGCAACAGGCCAGAGAGCAAGCGATTATCGACCAGCGCATCCAAGACTTTGCTTTGGCAGAACAATATCCGTACCAGCAGCTGTCTCAGTACAGCGGTTTGATTCGTGGATATGCAACGCCGACTACAACGGTTTCTCAGTACAAAGCTGCTCAAAGTCCTATGACCCAACTAGCTGGGCTTGGTACTACCGCTGCCGGTGTTGGACAAGTTTTTGGGATGGGTAAAAAAGCCGGTGGTCAGGTCAAGTCTTACGCTGCTGGTGGGATCGCAGAGGTCGAAGATATGGCTGACATGCTGTCTATTCCGCAGTTGCAGCAGTCGATCAGGAACGATACTGTGCCCGAGTACATCGGCATCCCGATGCTTGAGGATAAAGTTGAATTTGCTGAGCGGGCCAAGATGGCTCAGGCTGGCATTGCCCCTGATATGGGTGGTGAACCTCCGATTGCTGACCAAGTTATGGCTCGTGCTGATGCGCTACAAGGTCAAGGGATCGACTCGGTACAGACGGCAGCTGGTGGTGGGATGGTTGCGTTCGATAAGGGTGGTATTGCTCGGTTCCAAAACCAAGGGATCGTAAGAGGCCCGATGGATAGAGTTGCGGCTTATTTTCAATCCCTAAAAGATTACGATCCATCTGAACTTGCAGGAGTTCCGGGAGCTGAGCTTTCGGCAATGATTAGAGGGACTGGCACTAGAGGCTTAAAGGTAGACCCGGTCACCGGCAAACCGATTAGTCTAGGAGAATTTATGCGGGGGGTAAATTCTGGAAAAATACAAATTCCGGATTCCTTCTCTTTGCCCGCTGCTGAAAGACCTCCGGTTAACGCACCAATGTTAGCTTCTGCACCTGCGCCGACCGCAGCGGCTCCAACCTCGACCTCAACGCAAGCCCCCCCTGCCGCACCACCACAAGCTGAAACTGCCCCGGCTTCTCCTGCTGCATCTCCACAAGCTGCGGAGACTAAACCACGTCGTGTCCGTCAAGATACCGGTCAAGGCATAGCCCCTAAAATGGATTCGGAAGCTAAACCTACTGAAGCAAAGCCGCAAACCTTTGCAGACTTGCTTGCTATGCGGATGAAGGAAGAGAAAGAAATCCTAGGTGTTGATCCACGGATTGACGCGATGAAAAAAGCTCTTGAAAAACAGGGTGAAGAAGGGTTTATGGACCGTGCCCTTCGTGGCCTTCAGATGATCGGTGCCGGCGAAAAGATCCGCACTCAAGGCGACTTCTCTGAGTTAGAAAAAGTAAATCAAGCTGAGATGGCACGCCGTAAAGAAATAGCTGATCGTGAGATGAAGAAGGCAGAACTCGCAGGTATTGAGTACCAGCGCACCCGTGAAGCTATGAAAGACCTCAGAGGCGAAGAGCGCGAGAAAGCTAAAGTCAAAGCAGATCAAGAGTTTAGGGCTAAAGAAAGTGAATTGGATCGTGCAAACAGACTGGTTGTGGCTAGCATCCCACAGAAAGAACTACAAGTTGCTGCTCAAATCAGGAAAGAAAATCCTGGGATGTCGTATATCGACTCTATTAAGCAAGCTACTGAAGCTATGAGTAGATCAGATACTTACAACGCTACCCGTAACGCCCTTACTGCGGCAGCAAAAGCTGCTGGTGACAAGATGAAAGAGTTAGAGCTTATGGATCCGCATGTCGCTAGCCTAAGAACGGCTGCTCTTAAAGGGGACAAAAAGGCTCGAGAAGAGTACGACAACATACGTAAAAAAGTAGAAGAAGATGTATTCAAGCAATATCAAGTTGATGGTATAAACTTAAGTAGTGGTACTTCGCAGCCAAGGGGTTCACAGGGGGCTGGAGCGCAACCTTCAGCAACGCCAACAGCACCACCAGCCGCAGCTATTGCAGCGTTAAAAGCTGACCCTAAATTGGCTGCGGAATTTGATCGGAAATACGGAGCAGGGGCCGCTGCAAAATACACAGGGGGGTAGGTGTGGCTAACTTTTTTGATAGGTTTGATGCTCCTGCACCGCAAAGAGAAGACCAGCAGCGCAACTTCTTTGATCAGTTTGATGAGCAGCAAGAGAAAAAGCAGCCTAACTTCTTTGATAAGTTTGATGAGGCTAGGCCTGTAGCTGAGCCGGCGCCTCGGGAACAAGCGATTCCACCGTCACAACCGGAAGAATCTTCGTTTATCCGCCAAGCGTTAGATGTCCCTCTTGGTATAACAAAAGGGGCTGTTTCTGGCTTCCGTATGATTGCCGATGCGTTCGGTGCTGGTAATTTTGCTTCTGAAGCAATCAAGTCATCTGAGAAATACCTCGAAGGGCTGATGTCTGCCCAGTCCCGCAATGACTCTGCGGAAGTTTCTCGGATCATGCAGGATGCGGAAGACAAAGGCTTTGGGGACCAAGTCCGTGCTGCTATTAAAGCTTTTGCGGTTGCCCCCGTCGATCTGGTTAGTCAAGCACTTGGAACAGCTGCACCTGTCATTTTAGGTGGTTTGGCTACCACAGTATTAAGGGGTGGCGCTCTTGCTGCGTCAACAGTAACAACAGGACTTGCAGGCACAACGGGTGCTGGCCTTATCAAAGGTAATATCTACGACGCCGTCAAAGAAGAGATGATCAAGGCGGGTGATTCTCCTGAAATAGCGGAGAAAAAAGCTCAAGAAGCCCAAGCCTACGGCGGCAAAAATCTTGACATGATCTTGGCTGGCACCGCACTCGGCGCATTGGCTGGTCGTACTGGTGTTGAGAAACTAATACTTAACAAGATTGCTGGTAAAGAAGCAGCAGAACAAGGTCTATTACGACGGGCTGGTGAAGGTGCTGTAACCGAAGCTGCTCCTGAGTTTGTCCAAGCAGGGCAAGAAGCACTTGCCACTAATATTGCATTGCAGCGTGAAGGCTTTGATGTGCCGACTATGCGGGGTGTTGTTGGTCAAGCAACTCTTGAAGGCTTGGCTGGTAGTGCTTTGGGTGCTACAACCGGTGCGCTTTCTAAACCCAGAGTTGCCGCTGATACCGCTGAAGACAAAGCAATCGCCGCCCTCGATAAGTTGGCTGCGGATGAAGAAGCTGAAGAACTTAAGTTGGAAGAATCCATCTTAGCGCGTGCGAATGAAATTGTAGGCGAGTATAGCGATGTGGGCCAAACCATCTCAATGGATGACGCATATGCACGGGCTAGGTTTGAATTAGTTGAGGATAAACCACAGGCTGCTACTAGCGGACTGGTCGGCGAAGCAGATTTATTCGCGGAAGAAGCAGTTGGCAGAATACCCGCAGCAGAGATAGTTCCTGCTACGAAAGAAGAACTAAAGAAAATTGATAAAGACCTCAAGAAAAAGTTAGGTCGTATCCCTACTACTGCTGAGGTAGGAAAGGCAATAGATGACTTCGAACAAGAGAAAACCCGACGTTTACGAGCTGAGTCCGGAGGACGTAAGCCTCCTGTTTCTGTGCCTAGTGGAGAAAAAGCTGCCGCAGGAGTTACCGGAGCACCTGCAAGAACTGAGCCAACAGGATTGGGTGAGGGTGTCGGGGCTGCTGCTAGCGTTGGAGCACGAGAAGAGCCAACAACAGGTGCATTAAAGCCTAAAGATTTGGAGTTAGATGCGGCTATAAAGTCAGGCGACATAGATAAATTACTTTCTTCTGGGCTAGTAGACTATAAAGAGGTTGACACACTTGGACCCCAAGGAAGCTTAATACTCGCACGCAAGCGTCTTGACTTAAGAAAAAAAGCGGCGCCGACTGAAGCAGAAACTACTGAAGCAACCACGACAGAAACTGCTGAAGCAGTAGAAGCAACAGAAGCGCCAACACAGGAATACGAAGAAGCGCTTGCAGAAACCTATAAGCGTAGGGGACTTGATAAGCCTGACGAAGCTTCTAAGAAAATTCAAGAATCTCGCAACGTAGGTAAAAAAGTTGCTGATGCTTATGTACAGGCTTTGCGCAAACAAGATGAAGAACGGATTAAGTGGTCTTATGGGTTGGGCAGCGAACAGGCATATAGGGAAGCTCTTAGAGAAGTTGAAAAAATAGAGAACCGCATCCGTGGGGTTGAAAAGCGCCGAGAAGGTAAACAACCGCCATCAGCTAAGCCGACTGCACCAGTAGAAGAACCGATTCGGTTTAGGACGGTTGAAGATCTAAACCCCGAAGATAGGGCTGCATACGAAAGCGAAACCGCTGAGATTCGTGCTTCTATGAAGGAAGCAACCGATGCAGCCAAAGAACGTGGCATACCGTTTCCAAACGCAGCGGCTCCTTTTGTGGATCAACTTAGGGCTTTAGACCAAAGTTATGGGCTTGGCGAGCGTATAAGCGAAGGACAGCCAGAAATACGTGGGGTCCGTCCGGCTAGGGATGAAGAAGAGGAAGTATTTGGCGAGCGCAGAGGGGAACTTAAATCCGATAAAGCGCAGATGTTAAGAATACTTAGTGGCAGTATGTATGGCTCGGGTATCCAAGATGTGGCGGTTAAAGAACTATTGCAAAATGCATTTGATTCTGTAAAAGAAGCCGTACATAAAGGAATTATTAAAGGTTTTGGTACAATTAATATAACTCTTGACGAGGAAAATAGAAGAATTACCGTTACTGACAACGGTACGGGTATGACCACTAAAATAGTGGATGAAGGGTTTTTTACTGTTGGAGGAACAAAAAAAGATGTTCCTCCTGAATTACGTAGTGGTGGTTACGGTGTTGCAAAAGTAGCTTTTATGACAAGCACCGAAGAAATATCTTTAGATACTGTTAGAGACGGTGTAAGAAACATAGTTAAAAATGCTACACCCCTTCAAATAACAGAAGGTGATTTTAAAATAAAAACAGAACCCGCGCCAAAAAATGAGCACGGTACAACTGTTGTCGTAGATATACCTAATACCTATGTTGATAGAACTGGTAAAGAACAAAGGATTTATTTTTTCGACCGTCCTGAATATGTTGCTCCGCTCGCAAAACCGCTAATAGGTCCTGTTGAAGTTAAAGTAAAAAGTATTGCGTATGGGAGAACTACAGAAACAACGTTACCTGTAGGTATAAATTTTGATTTTAAGTCGACCCCACTATTAACTAAAGTAAATTTTGACTGGGGGTCTGCTGATATTTATTACGGTGTAGAACGTAAAGACCAACCCAACCACGTTGTTTTATCAAGCGGCGTTTACCAATTTAATGGTACTGGTAGTGATTACAACTTTGCGTTAGGGCCGGGAGAAAGTATTCCCTACGATATTATAATAGACGTAAAACCAAAAGTAGAAGCATCATCTTCTGATTATCCCTTTACCTTAGAAAGAGAAAAGTTTAGAGATTCCCATAAAAAAGATGTTGAAGCTCTAATAGCCTATCTTGTACAAGTAGCAAGAGGCGCTGAAGCAGCAGGATTACAAGATACTTTTAAAAACATCATATCGATGCCCAAGGTTGATGTTGGCGGAATAAACCCTCAAACCGAAGAAAAACTTAGAAAACTTTTTAATAAATCAGGCAAACCACCGGAGTTTAAACCCTTTGAAGCTCCAAAAGAAATTAATGTAGGTGATGGCAAAGTTACGACTACTAAAGGCTCTGTTTTATTAGACACAAATAAAAAGTCGGAACGGGAAAAAGAAGGAACATTTGCGGCAGAAAAAGAAGCTCCAAAAATAGAGCAATTCATGAATCAGATGGGGCAAGACCCCCGTCAACCAATTTTTCATAACAACACAAACCTTGACTACATAGCAATAGGCGAACCATATGGTGACCCTCAAGCTTTTTTTGCAGAGCTTGGTTCTTTATTTATAGACATGAAAGAGGCCGTAGCTAACGGGATGTACCGCTACGCAAAGTTAAAACCACCAAATTTATGGTTTACTGGAATTTCTATTGATAAAACTTACGGGGGTCTTAGCATACTTGTACCCTTTAAAGGGGCAATGATTAACCCGTTCTACGGTGAATTTGGGGAAAAGACTTTAACCGGTGCCAGAGAGCGAATGCTTGACACCATGATTCACGAACTTGCTCATGCTGATGCACGAAGCCATGGAGTAAGTCACAACTCAGAAATGGTAAAAATAAAGCTTTTTTTGAGTGACAGTGGTAAATATGACGCTTACCGAGATAAACTGTTAGAAATTTTGGTTAAGCACGAATCAACTTTTGCTGCAATGAAGGAATCCTATGACAGAAGCACAACGAAAAACACTGCACAGTCTCTTGAAGACTACAACAAAGCTACCACCTCAAGAGCGGCTGGAGTCGATGCTAATGTCGGCGATGACCAACTTCGATCTTTATCAGCAAGAGAAAGACCGGGAAGGGATGGAGATTTACGCCCCGTTAGTAGAGATGATAAGGAAATCCCGGACAGTGCCGGAATTAGTGAAAGCGATGCGGAACTCGAGCAACTAGTCACACAATTAGACTTAAAAGTCGGGGACATCCACCCGACGATGGTCTCGGCTATATCCAACAACGACCTAAATGGTGCGCTACGAATTGCAGCTAGTAGGCTAACTGGTTTTTCTGCTGACCTAGCAAAAGCGCTTTTAGACCTTAAACTACCAACAAACATAAGCTTTAACAGCGGACGTGATTTGGTTCGCCGCTCGATTGACAATGTGTCGCGGGCTGAGCAAGGACGTTTGTTCCGTTATGTGCAAATGCATTATCCGCAGGTCTACGATAAGTACTTCAAGAACTATGACCGTTCCGAGTCTTTGGAGTCTGTGTCAGAAGGTCTTGCGGAGCTGCGCAAACCAAACTACAAACTCGGTCCTGTCATAGCTGAATTTGAAACTGTGTCGGGTGCGTACAAAAAGTACATTGAAGGCCTAACCGCCCCCGGTGCTTACTATCCTGAATTCGATGAGATTGCCCTTGATACCAGCACGAGGACAGGTAAAAGCTATCGGGTTTTCCTGCACGAAGTTGTCCACGCCGCGACTGAGTATGTACTAGATACCTTTGGTAGGAGGCCCCAAGATCTAACTCCGGGGCAACGCGCCGCTGCCGAAGAACTCACCAAGATGTACAACTACGCCGTAGAAAAGCTTGGCAAAACGCCATACGGCATGACCAACATCTACGAGTTTGTAGCCGAAGTATTTACCAACAAAAAGTTTCAAGATCTCCTTAAAGGCCTTAAGTATGAGCCTAAGAAAACGCCTTTTTTAAGTAGGTTGGTAAAAGCAATCCTCAAAGCGTTTGGATTAGATAACTTGGCGGGTAACGCCATGGCTGAAGCGACTAAGATTTTCTCCGCAGTTCGCACAGGGGTGCCTCTTGCAAGAGGTCCGAGATTTGCCAAAGGTGGTCCAAAAGGTCCCCGGATCAGAGGTCCAATTAGCCAAACGTGGCGAACTGCTGAAGATGTAGCCCGATCAGCTATTGAAATGTTGTCCGATGCTATTAGAGGTCGTCGGAAGTGGGAAGGAGTTCTTGAGGACATTCGAGACTCCATGTGGGATACCAAAACCGGTGTGTTCCGCCGAGCAGTTCTCGGTTTTGCTAATTTGCGTCAGATCGATGACCTGACCAAAACCAAGTTTCCGCAGATTGCCGCTGCAATTCGAATGATCGAGCAGATGCTTGCCTATCGAGGCAACATCATGAAGTCAGCCGAAGACATTACTAAAAAATGGACTGAAGCCAAAGCTAAAAACCCAAAGCAAGATAGGCTTATGAGTAGGATCATGATTGAGGCAACCATACGTGGTCTTGATCCTGACCGCCCCGGCGCTAAGCAAATGAACGCTGCTCTTGTGCAAGCGTGGAATCAACTCGACCCAGAATTCAAACAGATTTATCGGGAAGTCCGTGATTTCTACGCTACCTCGGTAAATAACATGGTCCGGGAGATGAAGCTCAAAGTAGCCAAGAGCACTATGACTCTGACCGAAAAGAAAGCTGCTATCAGGGAAATCAACGACAAGTTCGGTCCAGATAAGCTCGTGCAGCCGTACTTCCCGCTACGCCGGTTTGGTAAGTATTGGTTCCAAGTTGGTAAGGGTAACTTCAAAGAGTTCTACGAGTTTGAGGATCAATTTAGTCGTGAGTTGGCTATGCGTTCCCGGATAAGAGAACTTAATAAAGGCAATGCCCAACAGAGAGCCTTGGCCGAAACCATTAGAAAAGGTAATGGCCTGTCAGAACTTTTTTCGCAAAATCGCACTACGAGTTCAATAATCCAAGAAGTGCAAAACATTGTGGACTCTATAGGCGATACGCAACTGGCGCCTACCCAAGAGCAGTACAACAGGGCTGAAAGGGCGTTGAGAAAAGAGTTAAATCGCACGCCTACAAGGGATGAGGTTCTTAAAAGGTTTGAGAAAGATGCGACCAAAAAAGAACTGAAAGACAGCCTCAATCAAATGCTTTACATCCTCTTGCCGCAGCAAAGCATGCGCAAGATGTTCATCAATCGTAAGGCTATCCAAGGTGCAAGCAGTGACATGCTTAGGGTGTTTGCTACGAGCGCAGTGCATAGTGCGTACCAGCAGTCTAGGTTTAAGTATGCTGAAGCCTTCCTGAACAACCTATCAACCGCAATAGACTACGTGGAGGAGTTTGCAGACCGGGATCGTGCCGCCATGTATCGTGAATATATTGCTGAAGTAGAGAAGCGGGCTAGCACTATTCTGAGTAACGAAGACACGAGCCTAGCGGCAAAAGCTGCGGGCAAAGCATCCGAGTTGACCTTCTTCTACATGCTGTCGGCACCCTTCTCGGCTATGTTGAACATACTTGGCGTTGGTGCAATAACGATGCCTTACATTGGTGGCCGATACGGCTACGCTAAGACTAACGCCCTCATGATTAAAAACTTTGGGAGGTATTTGGCTACTAGCCCCTCAAGGACATTCATGCCTTTAGCTAAAGGCAACATCATGCAAGCCCAGTTCCCATCTATCGCGGAAGGCGGGCAGCTGACTGGTGTACTCAAGAAAGCAGCAGATCGGTTTATCGAAGAAGGTCAGATCAATATCTCTTTGACCAATGACCTGATGGACATGGGTGAGCGCCCGTCCGAGTTGTACACCGGTCGGTACAACATGGTTAAGAAGATGCTGTCGGGGTTGTTCCACCAGTCTGAGAGACTCGGTCGTGAAGTGTCACTCCTCACCACGTTTGAGTTGGCATACGACAAGTTTTCCAAGTCCCCCAAGAAAGATTTGCGTGGGGTGATCGAGCGAGATGCACAAGGCAACCCAATAATGAACACGCCGGACGAAGCATTTGAGCTTGCTATCTCCGAAGCAAAAGATATTGTTGGCTTATCCCTGGGAGACTTTACTCGGCAGATGAAGCCCCGGTATTTCACTCCTCCGTTGCTGTCGGTGCTTACTAAGTTTAAGCAGTACTCGGTGCTAGCAACCTACGCCGTGGTGCGTAACTTTTACTTTACTGTGGCTGCGCCGTTCCGCAAGAAGGAGATCGAAGAGTTCCGCCAACAGATGCTTAAGGACAAGATATCCCCGCAAGTTATTGATCAAAGGGTAGCCGAAGCAGAAGCCCAAAGAAAAGAGTTGTACCGAGAAGGTCGCCGTCGTTTGGCTGGTATCTTGGGGGTCACGTATTTGTTAGGCGGCAACGAGGCTTCTCCCTTCTACAGCATTGGTCTTGGCACCCTGATAAAACTGCTTGCCAACGAAGACGATGACGAGTTTTTTGATTGGGAGAACTGGCTCAAGAACTATATGGAAGAAGAGCTTGGCGGTGCCGCTGGAGATATGTTTGCTGAACTAGGCATGGACCCCAAGACCGCTGATAAAGCTGGTCGGTTTGTGGGTGGGTCTTTACAACGTGGACTTATTGCCGAAATTACTGGTGGTGAACTGGCTAGTCGTGTCAGCCTTGACCCCAAAAACTTGTGGTATCGGGAAGGTCGGTACTCGCCAGACGTGCGGGAGAGCATTATTGAAGACGTCATCGCCAACGCTGGACCGGTCGTTGGTCTCGGCTTTAACTGGATCGACGCTTACAAACTGTTCCAAGAGGGGCAGTATCAGCGTGCCTTTGAGAAGGCCGCACCCGCCTTGGTCTCTAAACCTGTCGCAGCGGCAAGGATCGCTGAAGAAGATGCACGTACCGCTAGTGGGATTAAGTTAGCTGATAACTTCTCAGCATGGGAGCTTTCGATGCTATCCATCGGACTACAACCTACTCGACTGGCTCAGGCACAGAAGTCTGCTATTGAGGCAAAGCAATACTCTGAGAAGGTAAAAGACCGCAGGGCTACGCTGCTTGACCGGCTATGGATGGAGCGAGATAATGTAGATGGGTTTACCGAAACCCTCGAAAGGATAAGAGAGTTTTCTCAAAAGTATCCAAACCATCGCATAGAACCTAAAGACATACTAGAGTCATTTGATCGGCGAGGGGAAAACCAAGCCATAGCCGAGGCGATTGGTGGGCAGTTTGAGAAGAAGTCCATACCCCAAGCTTTGCAGATGTTGCGGTACGGCAGGGAGTGAAAAAATTCCCCGCACTAGGCGGGGAGAAGAAGGAGAGTGACCATGAGTAGAAGTCACAGGCCCATGGTACTACCTAACCCTCCATATGCGCAACCCGCGTATGCCATCCTCAATTACTACCTTAATAGTAACTTCGAACCCGAATCGGTTAGTGACCTTTAAGACTTCCTGTTTGCCTTCTTCTGTGCGTAAACACGGCAGGAAAAAAGACCATCCGATCTTAAACTTGGTCCAGTCTACGTTGTAACTAAGCTGGTTCACCCTCATTTACTGGCTCTTCTGCTTCAGGATCTTCAGCCGCATCGGCTTGGGCGGCGTTGATGTAGGCATCAGGATCAATGAAGTCCCCCCTCGAGCAGTCAAAAACATACGCATCCACCGGCGGTACGGCACTCAACTTGGTGCCCTTGGACATGCGTTTCTTCTTGATGCCCCCGTAGATGCCGTCGGAAGTCAGTCCGTTAAGAACATCCTTGAGGGTGATTTGGTTCTCGGTGCAGTACTTCCGGAAGTCCTTGGCGACAATAAACAGCTTCATCGTGTCAGGCTCCATCCGCAGTAGCAGTTCTCCCCTAGGCTCTAGGATGGGCAACATCTCTACCCCGGTACGCTTGTCGACCTCATCGTTGATAACCAAGGTGTTCTGCCGGTGCTTGTTCCAAAAGTCGCCAACCACGCTGGCGTAGTCGGACACGGGTGGGGTGATCTCCTCCCGCATTTGGCTGAATTCCTTGAGCATCCATTTAAAGATCCGGCCGACATCGATATCGATTATTCCTAGCCGCCTAGCAAACAAGGCACCCGCTATGTTGCACGCTGCGATTGCCGACCAAAACCGCTCCCGGCTGGTGAACCCGATCTTCTTGTCGATGACCTTTTGGACTTCCTTGACTTCGGCTACTCGCTCTTCTAGGTTGCACACCAAGTCCCGAATATAGATACGCCCTGCGTGTCCGTAGTTTGTGTATAGCTTCGGATACAAGTCATCGGCTTCGGCCTTGGTCAGTAGCTTGGTTTCAGGGATGCTGTACTCGATGATCCGCATCAACTCGCCATCGGGGGTGCCCTTGAGGGACTTCAGTTTGTCGACCAATGAAGCGTTTGACGAGCACAAAAGCATGGTCTGCCACTTGGTCAAGTTAATGCGCTCGGCGTTCTCAGAGGCTTTCATCCGCCCACGGCCTCGGCCTTGTGAGACTGCGTAGGCAAAGTCGGATGCTTCGTCGGGCTTCATCTTGGTGATTTCGTCACACCCAAGGCCGATATTGTTCATGACGCCTAGCCTATGGAGGCGGGTGTTCATGGTGTCACGCTCGATCAGCATCAGTTCTTCCGGATGCCCAAAGACGCTGTGCATAGCCTTGAGGGTCGTGGTCTTGCCGGTGCCCGAGGTGTTGTTAATCAGGTTAATGATGGCGCCCTTGAGGTTCAGGTGTTTTAGTAGCGGAGCACCAAAAGCAGTGAAGAACCCAAACGCATGAGGTTCGAACCCCGGCATGTCGTAGGTGTTGATGACCTTCTTCCACTCTTCCAATGATCCTACTGGTTCAAAGTACGGTGATGCCTGAGAGGTGTAACTCGAAGGGGGACTGTAGCGGTCTCCGTCAGGGCAAATCTCTTGGTCGCCAATCACAAACGAGCCGTTCTTTTCTGTCCATCCAAACTGCATCCTCATAATCTCTGCTCCTTCTCTGCACTGTAGTTCTTTTACGAATCTGACGATGTAAGCCATGATTGACTCCATCTGCTTTTTCAACGCCACAATCCCATACCAAGCAAGTTTTTCCCTCAACTTGTCACTGGTCAGTAGGTCGACTGCCGGTAGTGCAAACTCCCGCACCCCGTCTTTGGGCGTATGCAGACGCATCCAAATAGTTTCGCCGTGCTGTGGGTCTTTCATCCGCTTGACCACGTACAAGTCATGCTCGTAGATCAGCGTGGGTTCGTCTTCCTCATCCTCCCCTCTGCGGTACACCCCACCATTTCGCCCTCTAAAGTAGGGAAAAGGGTATTCGGGTATGGTGTAGGTGACGGGCTTTGAGACATCCTCGGCTTTGAATTCAATCTCGTTTGTTTCGGCCTCGAGGATCTCTTGCCCAAGGACTATTGGGGAGGACAGTTTGCCTTTGTGGGGGCAGTTATCGCATCCTCCGGGGTTGATCTTCTCAATCGCATCGCACGTGTACGGCCCTTTAATCTTGTTAGCCTTGTCTTCAGTTTCCTGCGGCGAATACTTTTCATGCTCTTTGGACACCTCATGGATAGCAGAATCCCGGTCTACACAGTAGGCGGCTATGGATAGTGCCGCCCTCCACAATGGTTCTTCGACGCTAGCTTGTTCTTTAACCGCTTTCTCTATCTGAGCACAGCCAGTGCCGTTTTCGACCTTAGCCCACAAGACGGAGAACCGGTTCTGCTTGTTGCCCATCAGGGACTTGGTCAACTCGTTTAGGGTCGAGGGTCCGTAGTCAGGTGCCTCGGGCATCTCTGTCACACCGATTGCGTTCTTGAACACCTCCAAGTCCACCTCGGGAGAGACACACATCAGGGTTACATCAAGCGGTGGGTCGCCCTTGAAGTTCTTCGTATCGGGGATGCGCAGTATGGATGCGGCATCTGCTGTTCTAGCGGGGTCGGCCTCAAGCCCTTTTAGATGACAAGCACGCTTGAGCTGATCGGCAATCGGTTTCCATTCTTGCCTAGTAAGTTCTTTGTTGATCCCCCAGTAGGCATGGAGTCCACGACCGGAATTGACCAACGATGGTTTGGGTAAGCCGACCTCAGCGCAGAAGTCTTTGAAGGCAGATAGACCTTCGGCTTGGGTTTCGTAAGGCTTGCCGGGGCCGCAGTCGATGTCGAGCCAAAAAGCCTTGATGACTTTTACGTTATCGGTGGTGCGGGTGGAGTTAGTTTCGTATTTGGAGCAAGCAAAATAAACGTCGTAATGCTTGGATAGTAAATCTTGTGCAACTGTCTCTACTTCGTCTAGGGTCTGCACGAAAACTTGTTTCGGCATCCCTGTCTTTTTTAGTGCTACTACGCAGTACCACCCCTGTGTGGATAGCACTGCCGACAGTAAATCCTTCATTGCCATAGCCGCCTTTGTGCGCCACGCTGAAAAAAGGTAGGGCGTCAGGGGGCGCGGCGGTACCCCTCTTCGTTCCGTCGAACTAGACGCCCTGTTAGTCTACGCTAAAGCCAACTTGCTCCAAGATGGCAAAGATCTTTTCTGTCTGACGCCTACGTGGCATCCAATCGCCGGTGAACCATTTGTAGATGGTCATGCGGCTTACCTCTAGATGCTCGGCGACGTCGTTGACAGGGATCTCTTTAGAGATGCAGTACCGCCCCAGTATGACACCGGGGTTATCGGTACTCGCCTCTAAATTAGCCTTGATGATTCGTGATGTGTAACCCCGGTTGTCCATGGTTACTCATCATCTGTAGACCACTCGTTAAGCACATCCACAAAGTCTTTCTTTGGGGCCGGCTCGGCGTTCTTCTTACTCGGACGCTTAGTGGGTTCGGGGATGGCTTCTTCAGTCACTTCAGCTTTGGGTGCAGAGATAGCCTTGGGTTTGCTGTCAGTCTGAGCAGGGGTTTGGGTAATAGCCGACTTCGCCGCTGCGCTAGAACCTTTCTCACGTGCCGACTCCCACTCATCACGCTCCAAGAAACGCACAGGCTTGAAGGTAAGCTTGGGGGTAGCGCTGTCACTGTCAAGACGCATCTCGGTGACAAGGGTATTGATGTTCTTACCCTGCGAACCAACGTACTTAGCGTATTGCTGGAACGGCATCTTATCGGTATCGCCACGACCAAAGATCGAGGTAGCCGCAAGGGTCAACTGGTACACGTCGCCATGCACGTCATCAGCCAAGAGAACAGCAAGCTTTTGCTGGAACCGGCATGCACGTGAGTCGCCTTGGCCCGAACCCTTGATGTTCTGAGGGCAACCTTCACAGGTCTTGTGCTGAGGACTCTCGATACTGGCGTCGGGTGTTTCTCCGTCGTTTGACCAGCAGTCGGGAGGTGCAGTCTCACCGGGGACGTACTTACCAGCGTAGTACTGACGAGATACCTTGGGTGCGCCGTTCACAATGACGATGTTCATGGCACGGTTTTCGTTCTTAGCAATCTCTTCGCCGTTAACCATAAGGCGGAACACGCCGCCACGGATCGAGATGCGCTTAAGACCGGTGTTGCCCGACAGCGACTTGGTCAGATCATCAAGTTCGACTTCCTTGAGGTAGTCGGGGACGTTTTTACTAAACAGAGCAATGTCACTCATGGTTACTTTCTCCTGATGGTAATTTCGTATTCACTATCAATGTTCAAGCCGGGAGGATGAGCATCGGGGTTGTTCTCCAAGAACTCTTTCATGTTCGTCTGATGTATCCTCTTTTCCAACAACTCCATCGTACCGTTCTCACGCATGAAGTCGTAGAAACTTCCCCAGTCGTTAGTCCAGTAGCGATTCTTCACTGTGCGGTACGCCACACCATTCGGCGTGGAGAAGCTTGTAACGCCAGTTTCTTTCGAGATCTCGATCAGCTTGTGCTTCAAGACTGTCATCTGCTCTTCGATCTCAGAAGCTTTTGCGGTGTACTCTTTGTAGAGTGCATCCTTCGTGTCGCGCATCTTAATGTAAGTGGCGACGATCTTCTCAATTGACACGTCCATAACTCTCCTTGTTCGTCGGATCTGTTGTCCGTTTTACAACTGTAACCCCGTAACTTGAGTCTGTCAAGTATTAATTTCGTTTTTGTAGAGGTCAATGATACGGCTATGGAAATCCAACTTGCTCTGAAGCATGCCGTACAACTTTGACTCTACGGGACTGCCCTCAATATGCACCACAGTTACAGGGTTCTTTTGCCCTTGCCTATGCACCCGTGCGTTTGCCTGTAGGTAGGACTCAATCGAGGTGACGGGAGCATACCAAATCACAACGTTCGCCGCAGTTAGGGTTACTCCGTGTGCCGCCGCTTGGGGCTGGATGAGAAGCACCTTGGGGTCTTGCTGTTCTTGGAAACGTTTAAACGTGTCGGTGCGTTTGTTAACACTCACACTTCCGTCGATGATCTCGGCGGTGATTCCGTTTTTAGATAGGAAATCTTTTAATAGCGCCAGAGTGTGCGTGAAAGGCACAAAGATCAGCACCTTGTGTGTGGCCTCTTCGATAACTTCCAGCACGGCAGACAGCCGGCTTGCCACGTCAAACTCCACTACGTTGCCCATGTCGGTGTAGACAGCACCGCAGGATATCTGAAGTAGCTTGGTCAGATTAGATGCGGCGTTAACTGCTGAGATTTCTTCGCCAGCCGCTTCGATCATCATCTCCTTCTTCAACTGCTTGTAGTACCTAACTTGCTGCGGAGATAGGGGGGCGTAGCGAGAGGTGTGGGTGACGTCGGGTAGGTCCAAGCACTCGGCCTTCGTGTAGCGGATGGCGGGTTGGAGCATCTTGTGAATCGTCGCTTCTGCCGATGGCTTCGGTATCCATTTGAACCTTGTAAGCTGTTGCATTACAGAGTCCCTGAACCCACCAAACAACATAGGGGCCGTGTCGGGGACGCACATCTTAGCCAAGCCATAAGCGTCAAGAGGAGACTGCGCGGCAGGGGTGCCTGTCATCATCCACATCCACGTGTTGTGGTTCATGATCTCTTTCATCGCTTTGAACCGCTTGGTCTTTGCGTTCTTATATGCGTTGGCCTCATCGATGATGATCAGGTCAAAGCCGCCATTCTTGATGTCGTCCTTCACAATCTCCAGCCCATCAAAGTTAATGATGACGTAGTCGGAGATGCTGTTGATGATTTCCTTGCGTTTGTTTCGGTCGCCGTAGGCAATATTTACGGTACGATGCAATGCAAACTTAAACAAGTCGGCTTGCCACGCAGACTGCATGATCGACAACGGGCAGACGATGAGCACTCGGTTTATGTGCTTCTTCTCGAGTAAGTAGTCCGATGCCCAAATAGCCGATGCGGTCTTGCCGGTGCCCTGCTCGTTAAAGCAGAAGGCTCGTTTGTGTAGCGTCAGAAAGGATGCGGTGTCGATCTGATGCGCCATGGGTTTGAACAGTCCGGGCCACTTGTAGTCCCTCTGTATCGGGGAGGGCACGTTCTTCATGTTCAACTTGCGCAGGACTTGTGCTTCCTCAAGCCCCCACTTCACGGCAATCTCGGTTACGTCTCCATTTGTTTGTAGCAACTTGCTGTTCTTTATGGTCTCGGTGATCCTTGCTGGGTTCCGAGTCCGTACGACTAACGTGTGGTTATCGACTATTTGCACTCTTTTTCTTTTCCCGTGTGCTGGTTTCGTTGACTAGCTGGCGTTTGGAATTGCGTTTGAAAGACCGGTTCTCGGAGGCGTCCATGACTGATAGTCCGTCTTTATGAGTTCCGCCCTTCGATAGAGCTTTGTTATGGTGGACGTCCTTGCCGTCGCCCTTGCGAACCTTGCCGGCTTCCTCCATGATCCGCCTTGCCCTGTTGCGCTCGGCCCTCTTTTTCTTGACCTTTTCGGTGCCGTCATACTGCTCGTATTCTTTCTTATAGGGCCGGGGTTTGTTGACGTAAGGCATGCTGTCCTCCTAGATAGATCCACCAATTTTAGGCTCAATACTTTGCCCTGTATAGGTATGGCTTGCTCTTAGGCACGACCTCAGCCAACCCACGACTGACCAAGCTGGCAAAAGACCTTTGCACCGCGTTCTCACTAGCAATGAAGTATTTAGCCATCTGCTTGATCGTGGTTGGCTTTTTATGCTCACGTAGGTAATCAAGAAGCTTGTCTTCAATCGTCCGCATTTTTAGCCTCGTTAGCCAATTTGCGGATGTACCAGTCGGCTTTCTTCAGATCCTCGACGCCATTTTTGTGCTTCCAGCGCCACAGATACTTGATCGAATTGCCGGTGCAGTAGCCTTCGAAACCATCCAGCCCTTCGCATGCGGCTTTGATGGCGTCGATGCACTCGATATCCCCTTTGTTGTAGTGGGGGGGTTTGTTGACCATGTCGGGTTTGTCACTCATTTAAATACCTCCGGAGGTGCGACCTTGCCAGCCCATACATTGGCGCAAGTCAGTTCAAGTTCTAGGGATGGACGGGGTGAGACTCGTAGGGCTTCCTTCTTCCCCGCCTCAAAGATCTCTACCATATCTAACGCTTTAACGCTTGACCCATGTTGCACACCGATAAAGAACCAAATGGCGGCTCCAAGAATCAGGCCTACTGCTGGAAGGACTTTGTCTTTCATGCTTTCTCCTTTAGTCTTTGTTCCAACATTGCGTCTGCGTATTTATAAGACAAGTTGGCTATTCTTTCCTTTGCGTTTTCACCTAGCACTTGATCGGCTGTAACCACAACCATTAACTCAGGGCTTGCTAACATCGCTTGCATCGCCTTCGCCGCAAAGTAATCACGCAAGGTCATAAGACCCTTGATCTCGACTGGCGGGTTGTTGATGTAAATAAATGACCCGGGTTCTACGGGCCACGGACGGGGTATCTCATCCATTGTTCTTCTCCTCTTTGCCCCTGAGATCCCAGCCGGAATGGAAGCCAGCGTCCCACGCCTTAGCCCAGCAAATGCACCACAGATCGTAAAACCCACCATTTAATGGGAAGCCAAATTGCGTGTCGGTAAACATCCTGCAAGCGCCTTTACGTTTAATAAACTTCTCCCACGCTTTGTCCCGCTCACGGTTCATTAAAGTTACATCGTCAAACAGCCCACCCTCATCCATCGTTCTTCTCCTCAAGAAACTCGTCTATTGCGTAAATCAGTTCTTCCCTGTCCGTGTACTTCTCATAGAACTTTCGGGCTTCTTCGACCGTCAGCCCAACCCACTTTTTACCTACTTGAGCATCACGAATTACAAAACCCCTGCGGCGCACTTCCTCTATTAGTTGCTCGTCGGTGCAGTCAATAACATGTTCACCTTTTGCCGTTTCATCGACATATTCTTGGTTCATGTTTACGGCATGAACATCTAACGCTTCCAAAACCTCTTTAAGCGCTTTTTTCCCCATATCTGGAATCGCCAAAATATCCCTGTTAGTCATCGCTTGTAAGGTTTCCACATCATAGACACGACCGTTTCGCAGACGGTTTTCAGTAAACACGGTCAAGTTCAAAACTTTTAGTGGCGTTTTTTGCTCTTGTTCCGGCTGCGCTAGTGCTTGGCGTAGTGCTTCTTTGGTTTCAAGCGGTCGTAGTATTGCTCCGTGTTCGCAGAACATTTCCAAAGCCTCCAGCGCCATCTCTGCTGCTTTGCGTAGGTCAGTCATTTATATCTCCTTGCCAGACTTCAACTTTAGCGGCTTCAAGAAAACCAATCATCTTCAGGCGGTCGTACATGCTTGTGCTCATGATTCTGTACCGCCCTTCTTTGATACCGAACAACATGATGGACTCAAAGTTTTCAGCGATTGCCTTCTCAAGCATCTCTTTCACGGCGTTCTTCTCGTCTTTGAGGTTTACTACTTTCATTCTTGCTCCCGTATCCTCACACCACACACCTCAGCCGCCAACTGCCCAACTTGCTTTTGTGTTTGGTTTAAGTCAGTTCTAGTTTCGTAGTAGTCCGAGATTCCATCACAGATCAAAGCGCAGGCTTCTCGTTCCTCTTGCCGTATCAACTCGGCAAAGTATTCAATGTCGCCATGCAACTCAATGCCATGCTTCTCGATTAGTTTGAACACGTCGCTCATATCAAACCTCCAGCCGATCGAGCAAAGATCGAATTCGTGAGGTCAAGTAACCAACTTCACTTTGCATCTGGTAAACATGTCGGCATAAAGGAGATTCCCCGTGCATGTCCCGACTTAAACCTTCTGTCGAGGGTGGTGTTTCTTGTAACACGGGCGACAAGCGCTCTTCTAGTAGGGCAATGTTCTCTCTCAAATAGTTGATGGCTTTTTCCAAAGAGTATATTTCTGCTATCACAGGCGGCTCTTGTTTAGCCACCTCAAGACCCATTGATTCGCCAGCGGGGTAAAACTGTCCGGATTGATGTTTATTCATGATTTTTTCTCCTCGTGGTTGTTAATTTTTGTTGCGCCTTTTCCTCCAGCAGGCCAGATGTGCTCGGCTTGATTGATGGTCAGATCTCTAGGGCCATCACGCAACATAAAAAGAAGTTGTGGTGTAGTGGCAGTCCACAACTTTGGTTCCGGCTCTGGGCCATCAGGGCATACGGTAAATGTATAAGGTAATTTAGCCATTGTTGTTCTCCTAAGAAAGAATAAAAAACACAACAACAAACGTAATTAAAAACAACTCAAGCGGTGTCATGTCTCTCCCCTTGCTCGGATTGCTAAAGCGCATGCTTGCGTCCAGCCCATTTCGTTGTGATCGACCTTGCCGGTAGCGTATTCAGCATCGACCTTGTCATCACACAACTTCGCACAAGCCTCACGCTCTCGTTCTGCTACTTGCCACTCCAACTCTTTAAACAAGTCTTCAATCGTGTCTCCGTGCCCCGTGGCGTATCCGTGGTCTGTCATCCACTTGGCTACCTTCTCACGCTCTGCCTTATGCACCATGAATACAAAGTCCAACAAGCCCTCGTCCTTGAAGATCCAGCAACCGGAGTCGTCTTGAAAAGAATTTCTTTCTGCTAGTTCAAATACCTGTTCGTCATTCATCTCGCCACCTCCAATCTATAGCGTTCTTTAGTTTGAACGGATTGTTAAAGAAGCCCGGCACCACTTGCTTAAAGACCTCAGGCTCTCTCTGCCCCAGCGCAACCATCGGGTCAATACTGCTTCGGTAAACGTTCTGATTAGTAGGGCGCAACTTGGTGTGCTTGATAAATACTCCACGTTCTACCAACCTACCCACTCGTGATCGGGTTGTGTTCATCGGCAAACCAGTCTCATCGATCAAGTCTTGCACCGTGAAATAAAACCCTTGGGCTTTTCTACTTATCATTTTTGTCCTTGCTGTATCCGTTCTCAACCCAAGCCACCTCCTGCTCAAGCAGACTGATTCGTTTCTCGTAGTGCTTGTATGCAGACTCCCACGCTTCTTTGAAGCACGTGTAAAACGCTTCTTCGTTGCGGGGCGCACGTTTGGCGAACCAATCAGTCCACGCTTGGTTCATACGATCAACTTCAGAATGGGGCAGGCTCATTCTCAGGCTCCTGTGGTTGGTCGGGCGGTTTGCACCGCATAAGTTTGGTTGGATGGCAGTGTACGTAACTAGGAAAAGGCCAGTCGTTGTCGCTTGGAACCCGAACTTCAACTAAACCGGCAACTGCCTTAACAACTACGCCTCTCCTACCAGTCTCTTTTACTGTCACCCACATACCCTCGCGGTACGAAAAGTCGTGATCAGCCATTGGCGCGGATGTATTCGATGCGACGGACCATGTAACTACGTGTGATCTGCAACGAACGGATGCCAGCGTCAATGTCCTCGATCTCTTCTTGGAAGACCTTGATTAGTGGATGAACTGGAGCATCTACTTTGGGGGTATTTACTTTTGGTGCTTCTTTACCAAAGAAAGGGTCGCGAGGCTCTTCTCTGATCACTCCCACCAGTTTGCCAGCCATCTTAAGTGCGTTCTGATCGACCATGCGCTTGATGATCGGGTAGATGTTGGCAGGGCTTATCTTCAGACCCTTGGCAAGCGCCGCTTGGGTTGTCGGTCCGTTCTTCGTCAAATACCGCAATATACGATTGTCGTGCTTAGGTTTACGTCCACTCATGGTTACTCTCCTTAGTAAATGTTTTTTCCGTTATGTTCACAATCTACTACTGCACAAAACTTCCGACACGTGAAGTTTGGTTTGGGATTCCACACGTCGGTCTCAAGCGCTGTTTCAAGGCGCTCAATCTCGGGAAGCCATTTAGTCCACGCGGCACTCTGCTGGTCCTCGGTAAACTCGGCTTTAACTAAATCTTCGGCTACAAGAAACACAAGTCCTGCTTTGACTCGCTTGACTTCCGGAAAATGTTTGAACACCAGAAGAGAGAGCAACTCTAGCTGTTTAATGTCAGCGTACTGAGCGGACTTACCAGTCTTATAGTCAACTATTTTTGCTTCGTCGCCATCGAGGATGAGCAAGTCGGCGATACCTCTGAACCACACGTCAGGGTCACGGAACTTGCAGGGCTTAAACTCTTTGGTTAGCCCCATCTCATACTCGCAGTGCTTCTCCCCCGGCAGAACCTTCAACGCATCCAAAGACTGCTTGATGAACCCGTACTTTTCAGGGATGTCGATGCCACCGCAGACGTAATCTTCTGCCGCCTTGTGAACCGCAGACCCGTAATCAAGGTGTGGTTGTGGCGGCTCGACTATGTCTTTGAGCACCCGCAGTCGGTAATACTTCCGGGGGCACTGCTGAAACAGCGAGATGCTACTGTACGACCAAGTGTATTTACCCATTATGGCGAATCGCTACGCATAAAAGTTTGGCTTCAACTGCCAACCTAAGGGCTACCTCTTCGGCTTCCTTATGCTTACGCTCGTTGGCTAGATCATGTACGTCACGCGTCAAGCGCTTGATCTCTTCGATGTGGGGGGCGTAATCAACCACTTCAGCAATCACCATAGTTATCTCCATATCCAACTTCACAATTTAACGGCAGGGTCTCAGCCCACTTGGGCCTCCAACGCATGCACTCCTCGACGTACTTTACTGCTTCTTCTCTTTCGCCAACTGGTGCGATACACGCAATCGCATCATGCACTGTCAGGACAACTCTGTAGCGTTTAGCCACACGGAGCATCTGCTCACCAATCACGCAACGGGCAACCGCTTGGCAAATGTTCTCTACAACTTTCCCGCCGTAGATGCGGGTCACGCCTTTCCTAGTGTCGTAGATGTATTGGGGGGTGCCGTCGTAGAATCGCTCTCCGGTCTCCCGCAGATTCATATACCGAATCGGCATACCACTTGGGATGTCGAACCCAACTCCGGGCAATAGGCTTACCGCCTGTGGCTGTGCGCAGAAATCAAAGGTCTTTAAATCCGGAGATGCAAGCGCTTCTAAACATCGGCTAGCGCTCTCCCATAGCCTCGGTATATAAGGAAACGCTGCTCTGTATTGCTGAATAACATACTTGGACATAACTTCGCCCATGTCTATACCAACCGACCGCATGTGTAACATAAACTTTTTATACCCGAGGCCATAACCGCATCCGAGTACTACGGTCTTGCCCAAGAAGCGTTCTTCTTTAGTAATGTCATCGACGTGTTTGTCGTAGATCCTTGAGGCCATGAACTTGTAGACATCCTTACCATTCTCAAATGCTTGGACTAAGTCGTTTTGTCCTGCTAGCCAAGCCAGCGTACGGGCCTCGATTTGAGAGGAGTCGGCATCGATCAGCACATAGCCATCGGGGGGCAGTATCGACTTCTTCAACTTGCCAGCGTTCTCGCCACGTGACGGAAGGTTCTGTAAGTTTAGTTTGTCATCGCCACCCCAACGCCCTGTATGTGCGGCGTAGTAGCGCAGAGGGACTGGAAGGCTACCCCGCTTCGCTATTGATATAAGTCTCTCGGTGCGTGTCTCTTCGAGCGTACTTTTTGTCCCGAGCCTAGCCGCCGCAAGGGCTTGCACTCGCTCGTCACGGTGCTCAAGCAGAGACTTAAACCCATCATCGCTCTTTGCCAAGGCCGGGGCCAACTTGCCTGTCGTGGGGCTAACTTTCATCGGCACGTCAACACCCATGCTCTCAAGCAACTCGGCAAACTTCGGCTGCGACATCAAGACTTCCTTGGTCACACCGGCTGCTGTGAGAAGTTCTTCCTTTCTAGCTCGGACATCTTCAAGATGCTGCTCAAGTAGTGGGAGATCAAGACGTAGGACTGGGTCCGCGAACATCCGTATGGTCAGGTCAATCAACTTGAGTTCTTTGAGGCTGTAACTCTCTCGGAGGATTTTGTAGAGGGTGTACGTCAGGTCCACGTCGTTGCGGCAGTACTCGCCGTACTGATGTAAGTCTTGCGCGCTGAAGTCGGCTTTATGTTTGCCCATCGCTAGGATGACTTCTGTGCCCTTCTTGCCTATCCCGTAACGATCTGCGAGTTTTGCTAGGCTGTTACCCACTTCCACGCCGTCTACCGCACGCGCCATGCAGAGGGTATCGAGGTACGCTTTGGGCTTGATGCCGTATTTCCAACTGAGAATCGCGCCATCGAACATCATGTTGTGCGCAAGCACGAACGCATTGTCCCAATCAAACTGCGCAAGGAATTTATCTACCCCGTTGGCGCACCAAACTGTCTCACCATCGTCAACCTTTACCGCTACCCCGATCACCTCGAAGCGATCATCACGCACATACTCTTCCGTTGTCATCTTTGACAAAGAAAATTCTTTGTCGTAATACGTTTCGAAGTCGACTGTCAGAATCACTACTACCCCTTCTTGGGAACGGTCATCGCAGAATTGTCGCGCAACCACCGGGACAATTCCTCTACGTTCGTTTCGTTGATAACGAAAGCCGTACCGCCGGCTTCTCTAATCCTGCGTAGTTCTTTTTCTTGTAGGGCCGTTGTTGTACCACGACCGGCCTTGCACTCTACCGCAAAAAAGAATCCTTTGTAGCACCCTACGATATCGGGAATACCACTACGTCCATAGCCACCCGTTGCCGGCATAAAACAATAGACCCCATGCTCATCTAAGATCTTTCTAACACGTTGTTTTACTTTGGTTTCGGGGGTAGACACCGCATCTCCTCAAGAGGCAAGTAGACACAGTATACATTGATTGGAGAGGATTGCAAGGGGGTAGACGAAAAAAAAGGACATACTGACGATCAGTCAGTATGTCCTCGTAGGAAAGTAAATTAGACTAGGTAACTAGCAGAGCGTTACTGTTTCTCCCCCCACCAAGTAATACAGTATGGCATTGGAGTCGTTCTCTATCTCTTCGATAAACTTAACCCCGATGTTCTCAACCGGTTGCGATGGCTCACACAACTTAAGCAACGCAAGTTTCTCTTGGTAGTTTTTGGGCAAGTCGTAGGTTGTTGTTACCTTGGCAATGTCCGAGGTCTCGCTCTTGTCGGCATACCACATGCCACCATCAGAGAACGCAATGACTACCGCACCGCCATTCTCATACTCTTTGGCAACGCTTTCCGCAATCCTTAGATCGTAGAACCTCTGTATATCTTCGGACTTGCTGAAGATTTTATTTACAGAGTCTGGTAGAGCTGACGCTAAGCCTTCGTGTTGCGCTAGTAGGTACAACGCAACGTCGGTGTCGGCTTGATGGGGTCTGTTGTTAATCAAAGAATTGACTCTGTACTGAGCCGTACTTCGTAGGTTATTGATCTTGCTAGTGGCTAGCCCGAGTATCTTGTCCCGAAATGCGTTATTGGCTTTGGGCTTGAAATACTCTTGCATGTGCTTGATCGCTTTGTGCGCATCTTTGGTTATCGCTTCATCTCTGTTGCGTCCCCGAGATTTGTTGATAGCCTCCGACCTGACGGCATAAACGTCCATCTTACCTAGTCCACGATATTCGCCTTTGTACACTCGCACAGAGCCAAGATGTTGGGAGTCCTTGTACGCATGCACAGAGCCGATGGGGCGCTCGTCGTCAGGGAAACTATCGTCGTTGTATCTGCGTGATCGGCTGTTAGCAACGAACTTCACAGTCGGGTCAATCAAGAAATAGTTACTGAGCAAGTCTTCGAGTGGCTTGCACAGTCCGACCCGTTGTGACAACTGATTGTCAAAGTTTGGCAATGTCATTTGATTCCCTTTCTTACCAGTTAAATTTGGAGAGGATTGCATCGACCTTGTTCTTGGTCTGCAAGCGTATCTCGTCGCTATCCTTGAGCATGTCTGTGTCGACAAGTAGCAGAGCCGTTGACAGATCACGACGTGCGTTCTCGAGTTTCGGGTCTTTCGTGATGTTCAACTTATCAAGTAGATCTATCAACTCTTTAGCGTTCCCTAGCATCGTAGCGTGGAAACCCTTACGCTTACCTTCTTCGTCGTTTGCCAAGCGATCACTCATGTGTGTGAGGCACTCGTGCAGTCTGTCCCACACCTCACGCATGGCATCCTCGATGCGATTCTTGAAGTTAGCCTCGTACTGCTGAACCAATTCGGCTTTGGCTACCTCGTTGATATCAATACGAAAATCACCTGAAGTCGGCACAGGAGAGAACGAATACACGAACCTGAACTTGTTAATGATGTGATCTACCTCGGGGTACTCTTCCCGGTCAAACATATCTCCCAAGGAGAAAGCCGCCGCAGAGATTAGCGTTGGATACTCAACAAAGAACTTCTGACAAAGTTTGTTGAACTCGGCTTCGTGATTGTTCAACTCTGCCTTGTAGTCTAGGAAATGCTTCATCGGGATGAGTCGGCTACCCTTGTCGGACCAAGGCAGGGTGTTCATCGTATTCCACAGGCGAACCCTAGCGGCATACTTGTTGACATCCTCGAGGCTCTTGCTACCAGCCAATAGATTCTTGTGGTAGTTACCGCCTCTCGCTTTGGTTTTCTTGACCGCATCGACTTCCTCGGACACCCGCTTGTCCAACTTACGGGCAGTCCAGCATGAGACGTTCAACTCGACCAGCATCGAACTTGTTGCAATACCGATTGATTCCATTTTAGTTTCCTTTCCTAATAGGGACATGCTGACTATTGGTCATTCTGTCTTGTCTTGTACTGCCTGACCAAGTACTCGATGACTTGAGTAAACGAAAGGTTTACCCCGAGTTTTTGCACCAACTCGTCTTTGATCTCGAGCAACTCGTTGGCTGTATCGCTACTGAGGCTGACACCCACGCGACCATTCTTGCTATTACCCTTTGTTTCCATGTTTAGATCTCCACTAGTACAGATTGACCAATTGCCGGCTTGAATGATTTGTTGTTAACGACACACCAAAACACCGGCACACCCATCTCTTGCCACACATGTATGTCATGCCTGTAGAAATACCCGTCGGTGAGCATGATCACGCATTGAGGCTCGATCTTCTTTTCCCTGATGTACTTCGCCACACAGTCCGGGTCGGTTCCTCCACCACCTCGGGGTTTGGTTGAGTTAATCATCATTGCTACTTCAGAACCAACATAAGTTTCATGGCTCGCCACGTGGCTATCCCAATACAGTATTTCAACTCTCTCGGGCGCAACCTCTTCGCAGATGTTTGCCATCTCACCAAGGAACTGACTAAGGATAGGTCCACCAATCGACCCCGATGTATCTGTCCCTATCACGATAGTCTCGGCTTTCTGTCCCAGGAAACTCGGCATGTAAATGTCTACACCGAGAAACCTACGATTGGGCCTGCGCCACGTAGTGACCTCGCCACCCTTGGTTGTGACCTTGACGAAATCCCGCAACGCTTCCCGCCAGTCGACTCGGGGGTGAAGTATCTCGTCGATACCCCGTGGAATGTTTCCCTTCATCTTCCCTGCTAGGATAGCACCCTCGCGTAGACCATGATCGACTTCTTTCTCTAGGCGGTCCTTCTCTTCATCGGACAACTCTGCCGCCCCATCCCAGTCATGCTCATCGAGGGAGTCTTGCGGTTGCCCATCACCCGGACATGTTGACGACCCGTCATTTTGTCCTTCGTTCTTACCCTTCTCTCCAGTCGGTCCATTCGGTCCTTCACCTTTGCCACCTCCCTGATTCTGTTTAAGTGCGTCATAGACTTGCTTCGTGTCCATGCCACGATACTGCTCGTCGATCAAGCCAAGCACATTGCCGTCCTCGTCTCTCGGCATTGTCACTACGTGCCCGTCCGGGTCCATGTCCCGGATCTGAAGATTGATTACGTAATCTGCGGCCATGTTGGTCAATTGCTTGTTTTCCTTCGCTAGTACCTTCCACGTAGTTAAGTGGCGATACGCTTTGTGCATGGCCTCATGCACCACTAGGAACGCAAGCATCTTGTCGTCGAGCATGTCCACGAACTCGCGCCCGTAGTCAACGTCCCGCCCGTTCGTCCTTGCGGTAATCGGTTCATCAAGCACTTGGACTTTGCCGATCATGAACATCCCGCTAAATAAGCAGAAGTCCTTGTGCCGCATGAGCGTCACGTGCGTACGCTCGATTCTTTGTTC